AAAATCCATACAACAAATATATTAAAAAATTATGAACGAATTGACGGTTTTACAGTATTTCCATAATCGTAAGTTAATAAATATTGTAAGTCCGCAACTTCACTTGTAAAAAACTGTTGTAACTTTCCGCGCGTAATATTTGAATCGGTATCATAACTATGTTCAATAAACATAAATAAGCCGCTAATATTGTTTATTTCTATTATAGATAAATATGGTACATAACCGTAAATATCACCTGTAAACGTCTTAATTGGCTTTTGCTGTATACGCATATCATCCTCCGCGCTTATTCTTAATAAATATTTTTCTTCTAGTTTTCCTTTACGCGTCCAAAGCGTTGTAAGTGTTGTTTTATCGCTTTTGTAAATTGCGCCTTCAAAAATATCCCCTATTGAATCGCCGTTATAAACTTCTTGATTTTCTTTAATTATTGAACTTGGAGATACTGAACGCGTAACGGTATGAAACTCCCCTACTTTACCATCGTAATTAAAATTATTTATAAGTTGACATGATTTAATTTCAACTTCGGTTGCTGTCACTTGGTCTGATAATACGCCTCTTATAGTCGTGTAAATATTGCAGTCATTTGTAACCGGCTCCATTTTTAATGTCCATGTAAAATTACCTATCCCATTTTGAACCGTGTTTACAATAGTTTCAGTATTTTTCCAAGTTCCATCATCACTAGCCCAAAACCCATCAGAACGAATTATACTAAAAGCAAAATAAGATGTTATGTTTGAGTTTGAACTTAGTTCAACTTTCAAATCTATTTGACTTCCCGCCAAAATACCCATTGATTGAGAGCGTAATATTTCACGATGGAATGGGTAGTCTAAAATCCATCTAGTGTACATTTTCAATCCCATATCGTCGTTTATATCATTGATTAAAACGAAACCATATAGGTTACTGGCTTTTGTCCAATAATCGAAAATTAATGCCGTGTCATGATGCAAATTAGGATTTAATAACATTCCTGATTTAAACCCATATTTATAATTCAAACGATATGCACTAATAGCGCCTTTGGTTTGTATTTGTTGATTTCCTCCACAATGGTGCGGGTAATAGTTATCAATTTGCGAACCTATTTTTTTATATAAGTTTTTAGTAAAAGCTGTGTTTAAACTATTGTCTATAAAAGTTGCATTTTTAATAAATTCGTTAGGACGATAAACCCACCAATATCCGTCTTGTTGAGTTATGCAAGCGGAAAATAAATTTAACACTGAATTTAAAACTTCTTCACACGTCATTGTAGTTCCTCCTCCCGATGTTTCAGAATCTATTTTAAAGAAACGATCTGAATTTACATAAGTATCTTTTAAAATATTTGTCCCTACGTAATCTAAATAATGAACGTCAACAAAAGTATTGACCGTCATTACTAATCCAGTTCTAGCCAAACACGCCTGTATTACTTCAAATATTGATAATTTACCGGTATAATTTAAACCATTTGCTTTTACAAATGCCAAATCTTTCAAACTACCAAGGCCATCGATAAAATCCAAATTTACTACCCAAATATCACGCACAAAAGATTGTGTTACTCCATCCGGTTTAAGAAATCCATTGAATACTATTTGACTGCCTTTTGAAACTCTAACGGTATAAGTTTTTTCGTCCGCATCTGAAAACTCTTCAAACGTCAATAAAGGATTTGCCTCTAATTGTAAATTTAATCCAGTGCCTCTTATGGTGTCTAAAATATTATCTACACTACCCTTGTCAAATGAAATTTTCCCAAATATTTCAGTTGAAATCCCGGAAAATCCAACTTCAAATATTTGTACTAAATATCCCGTATAATTATTTTGTATAAAATATTTTTCCATTATCTTCCCCCTATTCTTAAGTTTCTTTCAGTCGTATTATTTAATACTCCAATTAAAGACGTTCCTGCTATTTCAAAAACAACTGTTCCGTTTGCGCCTCCGCTCCACCCCGTCCCGTTTCCCGATGTTGTAGATGTGTTGTTTGCTGTTGAGCCTGTTGCTGTTGAAGTTTGACCTCCGCTCGCTTTACTTCCTATTGCACCTCCAGCCGCTTTAAGTAAAACACCTACACCAATTGCTGCTAATCCGGCCGCTATTGATATTGGCCCGCCTGTGGCAATTGCTAAATCGAGTTTTCCTTTTGCTACTGCTAAAACACCGTATTTAATAAGCAATCCTCCCATGTCTGAAAGAAACGACCCTAAACTTTGCAATAGTGAGTTTCCAATAGCAGAAAACACATTTTGACCACTTGCTAAAGCCTCGCCAATTGACGTTCCTAAATCACTAAATGTAGCTCCCAATGAATCAATTACTAATCCGTTTACGTCTTCACTAAAATTAAATAATAATGCTTGTGTTGCCAATAATTCACTAGACACAACCTCTCTTATTCCAGTAAAAGCTGTTTTAATTGGCTCGGTATCTATTGGGGATAAAACCAATCCAACAGGTATTAGTTGAGATTGTAATCCTGAAACTTGTGGAGTATTAAAAGTTTGCGAGGCTTTTTTACCTCCACCCGATTGTTGTTGTTCTAGTTTTAAACTTGATGCTGTTAATTGATTTATTACATTTTGCCTTTGGTCAATTGCTTTTGTGCCTTTTAATATTTCAGCCCTATATTCACTTTCGGCAAATTTAGACGCTCTTATTTGTCCGTTTAAATTTGTTACAGCTATAAACTTTTTATTGTCCGCATAAAGTTCGTCCTTTGTTGAATTACCAACTAATAAAGCTAAATCTTTTTCAAGTTTAAAAGTTTTGTCTTTTTGCTGAAGCAATTTAGCGTTTGCGGAATATATTTTCAACTGAATGTCAGCACTCGCGCCTGCTAATTTTTCAGCAGTTGCTCTAGCTACTAAAGCCTTTGTAAGCTCATTTACAACGCCTGTTAAATTAGAGGTCATTATCTGTTCCTTAGATAAATTTCCAAAATAACCCGGATATTGTTTTTGTAGATTTTCAACTGCTATTAATCTATCTTTATCAGATAACGCTTTGTTTTGAGAGGCAGAAACTAAAGCCTTAAGCCCAAAAACCTCGCCTGCTGTTGCTTTTACACCTTCTTCACTGGCTTTTTTTATAGCGCCTCCAAATTCATCAAATTTACCCGTGACTTTGTCAATAATATCTCCAACAGATAAGCCTGACTGAGCCAACAAAGTAAATCCGGTAGTTAACAAAGAAACGACTAATAAAATACCTCCACTACCCATTATAGACGATGCCATAGCTTTTAAAGCGCCTCCGGTAGTTCCTGTTTGATTTTTTAAATGTCCAAACGCCTCAACTGTTGCTGTTATATTATTTCCAATACCAATAATCCCATAAGGCGCATCTTGTGCAATTCGTGAAAATTGCATAAGAGCGTTCGAACCGTTTCCAGTTTGTTTGGCAAATTTACCTCCGACTGCGTCTCCAGTGTCTCTAACTGCTGTTTTTAAGCTAGTTAATTGGCTTTTTGCATCTTTTATTTGAGCTGTAATTTCCTTTGTATCAAGTCCTAAGCGTATCTTTTCGAGTTTAGCTTTTGAAAGTTCTTTAACATCAAATTCAACTTCTTTAATTTTCTTTTGAAAGTCGGTTATGTCTGCTCCAATTTGTACTTCTAACTTGTTACCTGTTGCCATTTTTGAAACTCTTTTAAGAAACGTTCTTTGTGTTCTTGTGATACGCCTTCATTTACTTTTTTATCCCCATTCAAAGGTAAGAATAATTCTTTACGCTTTACCATTTTTTTAGGGTCTTGATGTGGCGCAATATAACTTGTCCACATCATTTCGCGTAACATTTGCCATTTATATAAATCTTTCCTTTTATATGCAAAAAGCCTGATTTGAAATTCTGCCCACGTCATATCGTAAACGAAATCCAAATCAGGACATTTAAGTTCTCCTAAAGCGAAAGAAATTACATCTTCGCTCCAGTTTATTTTTTCGTCACTTTTTTTTTAGTTTCTGGCTGTGTTGGTACGTCTTTAATTAAAGAATTTACAAAAGCGGTATTAAAACTTTGCAATGTAGAAACATCGGTTTCGTCAATCCAATTTATAACGTCTTGCAATACAAAATCTGGCTCTTTTCCTTCACGTACATAGCCGTAAGAACAAGAATGAAACATCATTAAAGGCAGCCACTTAAAAGGATTTGCAACTCTTAATCTGTCAAAATCTGACATGTCAGTATTTGTTTCGTCTAATAGTCTACCTAAAAATCCTAAACCAAAATAAAAGTCTCTATATTTTCCTCCGATAAATAAATTTATTTTTTTCATAATTAATTATTAACTATTAAATAAATAGTTGCGTTCTGTAAAATTCCATCAGATAAAACAAAATCAGTTCCATTCCAGTATTTAGTTTCAATTGTTGCTAATACTCCTAAATTATCTATTAAAACCTGTGGAGCAATATAGCTACCATTTTGTAAATGTATGTAAATATCTACTTTTGATAAATCAGCATATATTGAAGAAAAATTAAAATTATAGCTTCCTGTTGAGCTTCTTGCATAGGTAAATGTTTTGCCTGTGTCATTTCTTAATATTACGGCAGTTATATTATCTGTTCCTGATTGCGTTAATTTTGCCTTGTAAATTTTAAAGTCAACTTGTTGATCTATGTAATCAACAACTGCTTTTAAATTCGTTCCAACATCTGTTGGAGTTATTCCTGCGGGCGTAGTTTCATTTGTAATTTGGCTGTCAATTTGCGCCTTTAATGCTGTATTTGTCATTTTATTTTATTTAAGGTTATGCAAATTCACTGCTAAAAACATTATTGAAAACGCTAGTTCATACATTTGGATCTACCAAAACAATAGCTCCATCCCCATCAATAGTTGCGCTAAATGTAGAAACTTCGTCACCGCTTCCAAAAGTTGCGCTTAAGTCCGTAATGTAACCACTTCCATAGTATTTTACACTTGTTGCATCATCAATATTAGTATCTAATTTCCATTCAACTAATGTTTTAGCTTGTTGGATTAAAAACAATGCGTCATGTGACTGTTTTGCAGTATCGCCTCCAACTGTTGTAGTGTCAATATATTCACCTTCTGCATCGATTGTGTAATCAAATGACCCCGGAGTTTTCTTTGTTACACCCGGATAACATTTGGTATTTGATGTTATCATTGAAACAGTTGTATTTAAACTGTTTGAAGTTAAACAAGCTACTGGCTTATAGGCAGCACCTGTATAAATGTAGATTATTCCTTTTTCGCCTTTGATGCTCATTTTGATAAGTTTTTAAATTATTATGTAAATAT